TTTCCCCGTGGAATTAGAATCCGGCACCAGATTCCTCCACTTGGTGTTTGCCAAGACATTGACACCGATCGAAAGTCCCTACGCGGGAAAGTATCAGGGCCAAAGGGGAGTGACTCTCCCTAAGTTTCTCAAGTAATTTTTTCTCTTTTTTGACGGTTGTGCCAATTTTCCCACCCCCCTCCCAACCGTTTTTCCTCCGCAGTTTATTTACAACCGAATAATCTCACTTTTTCTGAGAAAAATACAGTTTTTATCTCCTTCTTTTATGGTTTTTAGCGGTCTTAACGGAAATTTTTTTAAGATTCCAGACAGTTTTTAGTATTGATGAGCGAAACAACTCAGGAAAATGAAAAGCCCAAACAAGAAGAAAAAATAGAAGCAGAGGAAGATGAGGAGGAAGAAGAAGAGGGAGAGGAGGAAGAGGAGGAAGAAGAAGAAGCCGAAGATGATGAAGAAGAGGAAGATGATGAAGAAAAGGAAGAGAAGAAAAAAGAAAAGAAGAAAGGAATGAGCGGAAACCTAATTCTTCTAGCCCTAGCCCTGCTTATATTCCTTCTAGTTGTGTTAGTAATTTTGTTAATGAGGCGTAACAAATGAGCGAATCCATTGTCGTCAGTGAGGCATGTGACCCGATATTTTACAGCCCGCAACAGCCCGATAAAATTACTATTAACGGGCAGGAAATCGATATTAAAGGGAAGGAAAGGCAGGAAATCATAAAGCTCCTTCTCGAAAATGGCGTAAGTGAGGAATGCATTCGGGAAGGCATAAAGAGTTGGTGGAAGCGTAACGACCCCGCTAAGTACTTGTCTGCTGTTAAGCACAAACTAAAGTTGAAAGAATCAGCTCAGGAATTGAAAAACGTAGCGGATGAGCTGAAAGTACAGGAAGATGAGGAGGAGGAAGAGGAGGAAGAAGAGGAAGAGGGCGAAGAGGAAGAGGAAGAAGAGGAGGAAGAAAAGCCGTTAATTGCCATAGTAACGCCCGAACTAGTGGGATTAGCGTATGGAAGTGTGTTAGAAATTGTCATCGCATTCTTGAACATCCGTTACAAAAAGGCAGTTGACCCCACTGACGTCTTCCCCAATTGGGAGGACAGGATGAAGATGAGGGGTGAAACGATTTACAAGGCGTTAGAAGCGTCCGGTCTTCTCCAAGAGCGTTACATCCAAATGCTGATACTGTTCGTGAGTGTGGGCGGTGGTATTGGGTCGGACATTGTGGAGTTATCGAGATTCTACCAGAAGATGGAAGAAAAAGAAGAAGAGAAGAAGACAGAATTGAAGGGCAAGAACGCGGTAGAAAACTCTCTACAACTGCAGAAATTGGAAGGGGCGTTAGGATGAGTAGCAAATTAGGTATGTTAGGAAAAATGATAATGAGCTTAGTTGAAAGTGCCGTATCGCCCGAAGCAAGGGAAAAAGCCAGGAATATCGCATCCGGGAAAGAAGAGCCTACCTATTCAGAATGTAAAAAGCTTAAGGACACGTTTGATGACTTTAGAATTTTAGTTAGTTCGATTGACCCAAACGGCATCCTGCCCGATCTTCTTTCATTCCAATATCTTCTTGTTGTAGAATGCGAAGTCAATGAGCAATTTAGACAACAAAGGGTGAAAGAATATCTAGAACTTTTACAATATGATTTAGAAGATGTGCAATGAAAACTACAGACATTGTCATCGTGATAGGGCGTAAAGGGTCGGGGAAAACATACCTAATTAAGCATCTATTTCTTCCGCAATTTCAAAGTTACGTGATAGACGATCACGTCATGGAAAGGGTAAGGAACGAATATGCCGACTATGGCTATCGTGCTAAGTACATTTCGGAAATTGCTAGCAAACCTCGGGTAAACTACTATGACAGAGAGAAAGATGACAATTCCTTCGAAAAAATATGGAATGCCGTAAAAGCTCATGCCAATAAGTGGGGGGACACGCTTTTTGTCATCGATGAAGCCCACATACACTTTTCCAAAAAATCTTTGCCGACAGCACAAAAGGAAGTCCTTCACGAAAACCGTCATTACGGAACGGGGATTATTTTAGCGTCTCAGAGAATTTATGATATAAATCCAATTGGGTATAAGCAGGCTGATTATATTATTTCTTTTTACACACGTGAACCGCGTGAAATTGAGTTCATCAGGAAGTATATCTCAAGCGAAGTAGCTGAAACTGTAAAAAACTTAAAACAGTTCTATTTTGTTCTTTTTGACGTAAATAATCAAAGGGTAAGGGTGCATAGACCGATCTAGTTGTGCCAATTGTACTGCGATACAACCGCGTAGTTGTAGTCAAAAATTAGGGAGTTTTTGGGTTGTGGGAAAATTCTGGACAGTTGGACTAACCGAGTTGGCAGGCAGTTGGCTAAAATACGTTAGGGATAAGTAAAACTGTAAAAAAAGGTATTCCGAACAAAAATGAACGCGAAGGAATTGGTAGTAGATTTCGTAGTAGTTGTAGTAGGCGTTCTAGCCGCTCTCTACATAGCAAAAATGCTAAAGCTGTAGGTGAGAAGAAATGCCTAGAACATTTTCCCGTACTTTACAACAGACATACCAATATACGCCTGCCGAAAGGATTGTAGTGGATATTCCCAGAGTCGCCTTTATAAAGAAAATAAAAGTACTTCTAAGCGGTAATATAAGTAATAGTGGAACCTCTGCGGCTACACTACCTTCTCAACCATTCCCTTACAACCTAGTGCAGAACATTTCAATTACATATAACGGTTCAAAGAACCTGTATAACGTATCGGGACAAGGCTGGGGCATCTACAAATACCAGAAAACGCAGGGGCAGAACCCTTCAACTCCTTCACCTGGTGCCAGTGTTGCGGCATCTGGATCGGTGCCGGTTTCAGTCCAGTGGGACTTCGACCTTCTAGATTTCCCCGCACCTCTTGTCCACACAATTACGTTAACGTTACAAACACCAGCTAGTTCACTGCCTTCCGGCACGGCAATAAATGCTAACTTTATCGTGACAGTGGAGTACGTGGACTATACTCCGCAGGAGATAGTAGCGAAATTCGGGAGGCTGAAGGCTGACGGTCTTCCATCTGCCGTGGTAATGCCCTACGTGATTGAATTCGCCAAACCAGTTGCCCAATCAGGTGTTCCAGTCAGGGTGGACTATCTCCCTACTGGTGCCGACTTGGTGGAACAACTCGTTTACGCAATTAATGCCAGCACGGGGATTGAAAATAGCGATCCGACTTACTACGAGCTGGAGCTAACGAGGGGCACAATTACCGAAATAGTATCAAAATCATGGCAGGCACTACAGGCAGAAATGCAGGCTGAATATAAAGTGGCACCGTACGCCCCGTCAGTAGCGTTAGTGGACTATACGGCATATGAGCAACTGGGGTTTGACCTCACATACGCCCCGTCTGATTCGATGGCGTGGAAATTAGCGATACAAAACAGTGATACAGTCTATTCGCTATTTGTAGGAATCGCCTACAACCAGGGCGAATAAGATGGCCTACAGGAGAAGAAAAACAAGGAAACACGAGAGGAAACATCATAGGAGGACATATTGTTGCGAGCCATGCAAGCCAAGAAGAAAAACAAAGAGAACCACGAGGAGGCATCGAAGGGACGGGAGGAAACATCACAGGAGTCATAGGAGGAGACGTTAAAAGGGGTGCTTAAATGGGATGGAACATTTTCGGAGGAATTGCGAATGACGTAGAAAAGGCACTTGGCGACGCATACAAATACACAAAAAAGGGGCTTTATGACGTATCCCGTGGGTCTGAGACCGCTGGCTACGAGTTAGGAACCGCTTTAAGGACAGGGCATTTTATACCCCTCAACGAGGCATATAAACAATCAGGTCAAGCAACTGTAAATATTCCGTTTCTGGGCAACGTTTCAGGTAGGCAATTAGCCAAAACATCAGCAAGCTACGGGACTCAGGCCCTTCCATTCGTGGGCACATTCGGTCACTTAGCCGCACACCCGAAGGAAAACGCTTTCCAGAAGGGCAGTGATATCGCTTTCGGCATTGCGGACATTGTGCCTTTCGGGGGAGATATCGCATCCGCATTCAAGAAACCTATTGAAGAGGGGATAAGCGACGTAGCGGATGTCATAAGGAATGGACTGAGAGGGTGGGACGTGGGATTACCAAGATACATCGGATTACCAAGAACACCCCCAATATTGGGCAGACTAGAGACGGGGATAAGCGACGTAGCGCATGTCATAAGGAATGGACTGAGAGGGTGGGACGTGGGATTACCAAGATACATCGGATTACCAAGAACACCCCTGCCAATTCTAGGCAGAGTTGACAATTTCATAAAGTCGGTATCAAATGATGTTAAATTCATAGCACCGATTGATAAACTTCCCACTGAAATACATGATATATTGGACGGTGTGGCAAAAACTGTGAGAAGCGATCTGAAAGTGGTAGGTGCCGCAATTGATGAAGACCCTGCCCACATCATAGCCCAAGACGCCCAAGGTGTCCTGCATGCTATCAGCATAGCGAAGGACGGGAGATTATTCCATTTTGTGGAAGATTTTGGAGGGGGAGCTAAGAAGGTAGGGGAAGCTGTAATTCAGGGTGGAGAAGGCTTATTCAAAACGATAAGAAACGGAATAGACACTATTGTCCCGATTACCACTAAAATAAGTAATTTCCTCAGGTCGGGGAAACTGCTGGGCGGTTTGGCCGGATTAGGGACAGGGCTTAGCGTAGCGGGTGGGCTAACTACAACGGCATCAACCACACCTACAACATCCAGCGGGGTTACATCATCCACGTCTACCGCATCTACCCAAAGTAGCTGGTATTCTGCCGGAGGTTCAGGGGCAGGCGGAGCTGAACAGTGTGACCCAACGTGTGGTGGAAATCCACAACTTCCACCATGTGCACAATGCGGCACACTAGGGCAGATGAATGCGGGAAACGTTTTACAATCCCAGTTGCAAACGTTATCACAATCAGCACCACAAACCTCCCAAAACGCACCTGTCATGCCTATTAGCTATCCCTCTACAGTCTCCCCTACCGTCTCCACTGCCATGCCTTCTAGTCCCCTGCCTTCTAGCTATCCCTCTACTGCCTCCCCTACCACTTCCCATAGCATATTTTCAAATACCACTTTACTTATAGTAATAGCTATAGTT